GCATGTCGGGACGGATCAAGGAGATCGTCGACCGTCTCGTCGAGTGGGCGTCCGCCAACAAGGACGTGATCGCCACTCGCATCGAACGAATCATGATGCAAATGGTCGAGCTGTTGGAGAAGGTTGGGCCGTTGCTTGGCGATACGGTCGACATGTTTTCGAAGCTCGTGGACCAGGTCGGTGGGCTCGACAAGGCGCTCTATGGTGCGGGTGCAGCGTGGGCGGCCTGGAAGGTCTCCGCCCTGGCGGCGATCGGTCCCGTGGGCAAGGCTTTGGCAGTGGTCGCCGGCGCGGCAGCGCTTGGTGCATTGGCAGAGCGAAAGTTCAACGAGCGCGCACGCGAGCGCCTGGAACTCAGCAAGAGCCGGACGGCAGCGACTAGCGAGACTGCGCGACTTATTACAAGGGCGGCCGCCGAAGCTCAGATGGAAGAGACGTTTGACCCGGAGATAGACAGACTTAGAAGGGTCTTCCGGGAGACAGCAACAGCGGTCAGTCGTGAGACGTCTGGCGCATCGCTTGACGATCTAAACCGAATGAACGCGCAGATGCAGAGCATCGAGGATCAGCTCGATGCTGCATACGAGGCCGACGCCATGCATCGGCGGGAGACCGAGTCGGCATCGTTCGAGTTCGGAAAAATCGCCAAGCCTGGCGCGAAATCTGGCGCGGCCGCCGTCACCTCCGCCAGCGAAATCGCTGCCGCGGAGAATCGGGCCCGCGAGCTCGATCGAGATCGTCGGATTCGAACGGAGCTAGAAACCATGCGTGCAACGTCGGAGGGCCCGCGTCGCATGGCGATTGAGGCCGCGTTGCGGGGTGTGGAGCAACGAATCAACGGCGGTCAGGTCAAAGGCGTCAATGAGCTCATCGCCGAGGCCGTGGGCCAAGGAACGGGTCTCGGAAGTGGCGCACTTCGGCCGGCCGGGCTCGGGACGACGATCAACAATATCGACGCCAGCGTGTTTTTCAACCTTGGTGGAATCGAGGTGACCGCCGAGGTTGCTGGCGCAGTGTCATCGCAGGCGCAGGCCGCTGGTAAGTCGATCGGCGAGGCAATGATCGAGGTCTTGCGACCGATGTTCAACGAGGCGTTCCAGACTCAGAGAGGGCAGATCCTTGGCTAACTACAATCAATTTGCACTGTTCGCAGCCAAGCGTCCGTCGATCGGTAACATCGTGTTGAACTGCACGATATCCGAGAGACACGGCCGACAGTATGCGATCTCCGATTCTCCAATAGAGAACGGCGCGACGATCACCGATCACGCGCTTAAGTTGCCTCGCGTGCTCGACATTGTGGGGATTCTCTCGCCGTATCCAGACAATATCCAACAAGATTTGGTCAATAAGGCGTCGGCGTTCGTTGGTCAAAACGGGTTTCCGGATGCACGCGGGACGTGGGCGCGCATCGTCGCGCTTGCTGACTCTCGTATCCCGTTTGACGTCTACACTAATCTTGAACTGTATCGGAACATGATGTTTCAGTCGTTCGAGCACACAGAGGACGACCAGACGAGCGGGAGTATCATCACGCTCGTTGCAACGCTTCGGCAAGTCCAGTTCGCAGCGACGATCAACGAACTCAACATCGCCGACAGCGTTCTAAACAATCTAACCGCAGCCGATGACGTTGGTTTGCAAGGGACGTCGCTGCTATGAGCACGGCGCAAGTAAACGGCCCACAAAAGAGCCAGTCGATCGACATTTCGTGGCGCAGCGTTCTCGATGGCGTCGTGTATCGTTTCCGGTTGAAATACCGCGAGCGATACGATTGCTGGGACCTGCAGATCGCCGAATCGGATGGATCAATCGTCATTGATGGCATCCGCGTCACCGAGGGAATCGATCTGCTGTACCCGTACTCAGACCCGCGCTTGCCACCTGGCGAGCTGATTTGCGTGGATACGCAGGGCCTCGGCGCAGCGCCAACACGTCGAGATTGGCGCGAGCGCCACATTCTGAAATATAATGAGTTCGTCGAGATCGTCGTCGACAACGAACTCGCATCAAGTGAGGCGTTTGTACCGTCATGATACCAGCGCCGATGCGACTGATTTCGCTGAACGTGTTCTCGCAAACGGAGCGCATCGAGATAAACAATCCGTTCATGGATGCGCAACTAGAGATTGACATGTCGTGCACGATGTCGATTTCGCCCGATGCAAACACGGCCATGGTTCGCATCATGAATCTCTCGCGCAAAACGAGGGAGTCGCTCGCTGGAGTGACACGACGCTCGCTCGACGTCTCGGGGCTCATTGCTGGACAGCCCGCTGTCCTGTCGTCGCTCGGAGGAGTCCCAGTCGTGCAGGCGACTGCGGTAGAGCGTGGCGATTGTGGTGTTGAGATTTACGGCGGATACACCGACAAGCCGGCGCTGCTGTTCCTGGGAACCTCGCAGTGGGTTCGTCATCGGCACGAGGGGCCGACGTGGATCACCGAGATGCAGGTCGGCGACGGGCTGTCGACTATGATGGAGGGCGTCGCCTCGCGATCATTCCCGCCGGGGGCGACGACGTTCGAGGTCGTGCAATATCTCGTGCGCGTGATGGCGCTCGGTCAGGGCAACCTAAGCGAAGCGTCGCTCGCTGCCGCCATCGGCTCGCAATATTCAACGTTCCCGTTCGGTTGGACCTCGTTCGGCGATGCCAAGTGGGCGCTGACGCAGGTTCTCGGAAACACGGCCGAGTGGTTTGTTGACCGCGGCGAGTTTTATGTCGTGGCCAAAGGCGCTGCGCTGCCTGACGTGCCGGTAATCGTGTCAGTCGACACCGGGATGATCTACAGCCCAGAGCCCGCCGAGTTCGGCAAGATTCGCGTGCGCAGCATCATGCGGCCCGACATCCGCATCGGTCGCAAGGTGCGAGTCGTTGGGCCATATTACGAGGGGGTTTACCGGGCCGAGGTCGTGACGCATAACGCAAACAATCGCGGAGGCACGGCGACGACAGATGTGCTACTGTCCGCAGCACCGGGGGCATTTTGAGCGACCAAGAACCAGATCTCAACGACGTTTTTCGTGTCGCGCTCGAACGCATCCAGTCGTCGATTCGAACGGCTGTCCCGGCGACTGTCGTGTCGTTCGATCGTGGCCCTCGGCTGTGCTCGGTGAGCGTGGACATGCTGGCGAGGCTTCGCAGCGGCGACGTCATAGCCCTGCCGCAGATCGATCGCGTGCCGGTCCAGTGGCCTGCAGGCGGGGGGTGGGCGATGGACGCTGATTTGGCGGTCGGCGAAAATGTGCTGCTCATCGTGTTCGATCGCGATATCTCGGGATGGCTGCCTGCTGGCGCGGTCGAGGCCCCAGTGCGCCGCATGATGCACGACATATCGAGTTGCGTGGCCATACCTGGGCTACGCCCGATATCCCGCCAAGGCAAGCAGTCAGTGGCTCCTGGCGAGCTGTTCATCGGCGCGGACTCGGGTAGTCCTCCGATGCTCATGATGCGCAAGACGCCGGCCAGCGCAACGCTAGAGGCCACGACGATTTCGCTCGGTGCGGGGGCCACTCCATTGCAGGGCGCGGCGCGTGTGGGTGATGAGGTGATCCCAGGCGAGACGATGACGACGTGGATTGCTGGCGTGACAGCGTTCATCAACACGCTCGCGTCTGGCACTCTGACAGCTCCGGTTGATTTCGGGACGATACTCACAGGATCAACAAAAACGAGGATCGAATGAGCTCACTAATCCTAGGATGGTACGTCGCGCATGATGGATTGAGCGAGATTCGCGGGCCGAGGTCGAACCCGCGAATACTTGAGTGGATTCGTCGATTTTTTACGAGGGCAACCGACGACTCAGCGATCGCGTGGTGTGGCATTGCCAGGCACGAGGCCGCACTCGCCACGGGAACGCCAAGCGTGGCCAGGCCATTTCGCGCGAAGTCGTGGCTCAACTACGGCGAGCCGATTGCGATCGACGAAGTCGACCTTGGCGACACGGTTGTTTTCCGTAGGGGTGCAGCTGGTCATGTTGGCGTTTACGGGGGCGCGCATAGTGACGGGTTCATCTACGTGTGGGGCGGCAACCAGGATAACAAGATCTGCAAGTCGGTGTACCCTATCAAGGATATCTTGGGGGTTCGAAGATGAGCGTGTTTCGGCTAACGACAGAGTCGACCGATCTCTACAGGCCGGCGACTGCGACATCTTTCGAGCGCGTCACCGATGCTGTCCAAGGCGCGCAGCATCTACGCACGCGACTGCGATTGTTTGAGGGCGAGGTTTTCCGCGACACGCGAATCGGCGTTCAGTTTTTCTCGTTCGTGACGCAGATCGGCGTGCCGCCATCGGCGATCGCTAATCACTTCGCAGCGATAGCACTCGACACGCCTGGAATCACGGATTGCGAAATCACGTTCTCGCTTGAGCCGGTGCGTGGTATTGTGCAGATCGATGCGGATGCTGTATTCACGTTGGATGATCAACGAACTCGTGTGCCCATTCACGAGCGAATCATGGTAAACACTGGGGGGAGCGTTCAAGCATGAGCACTGGTTTTATTCCGCCTACGTATGAGCAGATTAGGGCCGACATCGTCGCGCGTTGGAAGGCAACGTTTGGCGCCAACGCTGACACCGCAAGCGACACTGTCGATGGGCTCATCGTTGACCTCGTTTCGCTTGGCGGCCAGAAGGTCGCCGACGCGCTGACAGAGTGCTACAATCAAGGAAAGTTCGGGACCGCAACGGGACTCAACATTGACGCGATTATCGGGTCGCTGTTCCTCAATTATCGCCGTCAAGCCACCGCAACTCAGGGCGAGCTTTGGCTCTATGGCGCGGACTCGACGGTCGTGCCAGCTCTGTCGGAGGTCGCAACGATTGACACGGGCGTCACGCTTCGCACGACGGACATCGTGACGATCGCCGACGGTGTTTATTTCGTGATGGTCTTCGATGAGCTTGGAGCGCCGGACACGATCACGACGACGATCGGAGCGGCCGTAACGGTCTCGAATACGCCTGCGGGTGACGCCGAGTTTGTTCGAGCAGACGTTGCCTTTGATCTGCTTGGCAACTTAAACGTGGCGAACGTCTGGGCGCTCGGAGAGCAGGTCGACGGACGCGCTATTTTGCTAGTGCAGAAAACGTCGACGTGGTCGGAGTCGGTGACTGGCGGCGGTGTGGACTACTACCCGGCGACGCTCGGATACATGGAGGCCAACAATACGGGGCCGCAGTCCGCGAACGCTGGAACCGTGACGCGCATCGTCACTCCAGTTGCTGGGTGGGAGGGCTGCGTCAACATCATCGATGCGACCGTTGGGCGCCTCGCAGCGAGCGACGCGGAATACAAGTCGACTCACCTGGCAAACTTTCAAAGTCGAGGCGCAACGACCGGCCGCGCGCTTGCGGGGAAACTCTTGCAGCTCGATGGCGTAACTCAGGTTCGCGTCTACCAAAACACGACCGATTTTATCGATGCGGCATTTCGCCCGGCGCACTCTTACGAGGCTGTCGTTCTCGGTGGCGAACAAAACGAGATCGCCGAAACGATTTGGCTCAATCACGATCTCGGCATCGAAACCTATGGTGGCGTTGCAATCAACGTCATCGACGAGCAAGGATATCTCCCGCAAACTCGTGTCGTCCGATTCTCGCGGCCAACCTATCGCTACGCATGGGCACGCCTAACGATCGCTCCCGGAGAAGGATTCCCCGATCTTGCATTGACGGACATCCAAGCGTTGATATCCGGCGCAATGGAGACGTGGGGCAACGGTCTTGGTATTGGCCGCGACGTACCGGTGGCGCAAGTCATCGGCGTTGTGGTCAATAATCTTGCAGGTGTCTCTGGCGTCGGCGTCGAGTTAGCAACGACCGTCTCGATAGTTGGGCCGCCATCCTATGGCCCAGCAAGCCTCACGATTGGCGAGGTCGAGATTAGTGTCTGGTCTGCAACGCGAGTGGAGGTCATCCTCACATGACAACGCTGACGACATGGGGATCGCAGTGGGGATCGCAGTGGGGAGGGAGCGAGGGGGCGTTTGATTTTCGGGCGCTGCTCAAATCGCACCGATGGAAGCAGCTTGAATTCGCCGAGAATTGGATCAAGCTCGAACAGTTCATGGCGGACGCGTTGGCGATGTTCGACGCGTGGGTCACCGACGAGGCACGCCGCGTTGGCATCGATTCGGCCGTGGGCGATGAGCTCGACGACTGGGGTGCCATGGTGGGTATGCCCAGAAATGGCATGGACGATGCACTCTACGTGCGAGCCATCAAGGCACGCGCCCGCGCGACGATGGGACACGGCGACCCACAAACGTTTTACGATGTTGTTGCGATTTTCAGCGGCGGGAATGCCAAGGCAACGCTGATCGAGGCGTTCCCCGCGAAGATCACGATTTGGCTGCACGGCCTCACATACGCAGAGCAGAGGCAGGTAGGCGCGCTGTTTGACGGTGTACCTGGCCTCGGCATCGGCTGCTTCATCGTCATCGTCGATCCGAACGGGGTATTCCAATGGAGCGGACCAAGCACACCAACCGTTACGCGACACTGGTCGGGACCATCCTCGCCTGCCTCGGAACATGCTGGCTTTGCGGGTGGGGTCACGGTACAATAGGGGAAAATATGGCAACGAAACCAACAGGCGCAGATACAGTCCCGGACTGGCCAAGTAACGCAAACTACACGGTAGGCCCAAGCACGGGGCAACCGACAACGATTGACCCGAGTGCGTTTGCTGGCAATGGGCACATCGAAGGCGTGTCAAATCCAACTGACGCACGCGTGCAAAACGGCTGGCAGAAACGCGCGGGCAAATGGTGCAGGTGGGTTGAGTCGGGATCGTTCGCCGGCGCAGCCGATGCGCACATCATCGAGTGTGACGCAAATGGGAAGTCGAGCCTCCGCAAGCTCGATGTCCTCGGAAACTCAGGAGTTGGCGGTGCATCGCTCAACGTCACGCGAGGCGCACCTGGCTCTGAGGCGGCAACGATTACGACGACAGGAGTTTCGACGATCGTATTCGGCGGCGACACCTATGCCATGCAAGTAACGTCGAGCGGTGGAGGTGTGACCATTGGTGCGACGGGTGACACCATGCCACTCACGCTCTACCCACAGACAACGCGGCCGACGACGTTCGCCGGTAACGATGGCGGCATCTATTTGGAGAAGGTCGCCATCTCTGGCGACGACGCGTTCGCGCTGCGGGTGATCGCCAACAATCAACGCATGAGCGTGCCGCTGTATCGCGACCAGCACGTGCACGCGTTCGAGTATGACGGGGGAGTTGATACGACATTCAACGGCGGTCCCGGTGCGGATGTCAGCATCATCCAAGCCCCAATGATTTTCTACCAGGGTGTGGCTCCGCTTGATGCGAATATCCCGATGATGTACGACATCACGTTCCAGGTTCAAGTTGTCGGGTTTGCGGCGACTGGGCTGTCGATAAATTTCAAAAATAACGGAACGTTGATTCGGGCGTTTCAGATCGAGGTCAATAACGGGTCGGCGTTCCAGGCCGTTGCCCTGCGAGGTATCTACCCGACCGGGGCCCTTGCCCTTGCCGGAAACTCGTTCGATGTCACCGCGAATAAGCTCGTTGGAGGCGGAGCAAACGTGGTCATCCGCAACGCAATCACCACCATTCGCGGGGCACGATGAAGCAAGCCGTCGCATATTCGCGGGAGTTCCGAGACCTCATGCGCAAGACTGACGTCGACATGGCGCACCTCGCGCCACGACACCCGGCGAGCGTGGCGACATCGATCGCGTCGGACACCGCCGACACGATGCGCGGGCTAGCTGAGGCGTACGGGGTGCCTGTCGGGTCGGTGCTGAGGGCCGCGCTAGTGATCGGCCTGGAGGAACTGCTAGGATCTGCGAGGGAGTTGGGGCACCGTGGCTAGGGAGAGGCTGCCGCGCGAGTACGAGGCGGCGCCAGATCTGGAGTCGCTGGGCAACGAGGCCCGCCGCGGCGACATGCCGATCGGCCGCGCGCTGGCGATGCTGCACCGGTCGACTCAGCTCACGGCCGAGGTTATCGACGCGATCTGCATGGATGCCAGCAAGGGGTACGAGTGGGCCGCCATCGCAGCGCGAATCGGTGTCAGCAAGACGATGCTGGCGAATTGGATGCGACGCGGCGAGGACCGGCGCAACGCGATCGACGAGTGGGTCGACCGCCGCCGCGACCTACCTGTCGACATGGCCGACGACGATGTCATCGCGGAGATTGGCGAGCCACCTGTCGAGGATGATTTACTCGTACTCTACGACCGCGTCGCTCGTGCGTTCGCCGATGGCGAGTGTGCCATGATCGATGTGATTCGCGATGACGCGCTCGTGAAAGGCAACGTGAGCGCAGCGAAGTGGCTGCTCACTGCACGTTACCCGTCTTGGAGGGATTCCAGTAAAAACAACGTCAGAATCACGCAAACGGATAACAGCGACGTTGACGTCATCGCAGCGATCGAGAAAAAACTCATCGCTCACGACCAACGCATGAGGGCGCTAAATGGGGCTGACGCTTGATTCGTTGATGCGAGTCGAGCCCAAGGCTCGAATGCGAATCATTCGCGGGCTCAGTGCGGCCGAGCGATTGCAATTCCTTCACTCGTGGAAAATATGGGGGCGACCAAAACAGCAGTGGGAGCCCGACACTCGCTACACGTTCGTCACGTCTGGTCGAGGATGGGGAAAGACCCGCATGGGTGCCGAGATTGCCCACCAAATGGCCTACGAGAACATCGAGGACTGCGGCGGCGTGTTGGGCATCGCAGGCCGCACGCACACCGACGTGATCAAGGATTTGGTGGAGTCGAGCGGCGGGATTCTTGCTACGCAAAAACCGTGGAACCGCTGCCGTATCCACAAAGACGCGGTTTCGTGGGAAAACGGGGCCGTCGGCTACATCATGAGCGGCGACACGCCGTCGAAGTTCCGCGGAAAAAACACTGGTTGGCTTTGGTGCGATGAGTTTGCGCACTGGCAGTATCCGCAGAAATGCCAAGAGGCTTTCGACTTCGACGTGCGAAACGGCAAGCGGCCATCGATTTTCATAACGTCAACGCCGCTGCCGATCCCTATCGTATCGCAGATTTGGAACGACCCGGCAACGAAGAGGATCAACGGGCACACGAACGAAAACGTGCTCAATCTGCCGCCCGACGTTGTTCGAGGATGGATCGCCAAATACGAGGGCAGCGATCTTGGCGATCAGGAGCTTCGCGGTCTGATCCTCGACACGAATAAGCACGCGCCGTTTTCCATCGAAAATATTCGACGCATTGAGGTCGAGGAAATGCCTGTCGTGTCGCGCACGATCTTGGCGATCGACCCTGCAGGCGGCTCCAAAAAGAAGAACGACGAGACTGGCATGGTTGTCTGCGCGGCTGATGACTACGGCAAAACGTACGTTATCGCGGACTACAGCGAGAAAATGAGCGCCGACGAATGGGGTCGCCGAGCGATCCACTACGCGAGGTTTCATGGCTGCGACGCGATCGTCGGCGAGACGAACTTCGGCGGTGACATGGTCATGACGGTCATCCGCCAGCGACCAGAGTGGGAGGCGCTGCGCCAAGAGATGGCGATTGATCTGCGCGAGGTCACTGCCGGGAAATCGAAGGGCGATCGAGCCATCCCAATCAACGCGATGTACCAACAGGGTCGAGTGTATCACGTTGGCAGCCCGCGAAACTTCGATCGTCTCGAATATCAAATGACGCACTTCGACACGACGCTCGGACGCGACAAACAGGCGTCGCCCGACCGAATGGACGCGCTCGTGCACTGCATTGCAGCGCTGCACCCCGACCGCGAGGGTCTGTCGGCGCCAAGCGCCCAAAACGAAACCGCCGTCAAGGACTGGCAAAACATGTTAGGATCGCTGCTAAGATGAACGCACTGCAGAAACTCTTTAGCTGGCTGGCGCCGCGGCGAGACAACTTGGGGCCACTGCTACCGCGGACCGCCCTCGCAGCTCCGCAGGAACGCACAGACGCATTTGAGAACTGCTTGACAGGTCTAGGCCGGCGAACGAATACGTTTGTGGGTAGACCTCAGCAATCGCGCTACGAGGCCGATGCGGTCTATGCTCACTCGGGAATCATCGCCCGCGCGATCGATCTTCCGCCGCAAACGTGTCTCGCCAAGGGGTTTACGATCGGCGAAATATCGGGTGACGATGTCACGTCGCTGGAGTCCTATTTGACGGGAATCGACGCATACAGATCGCTTGCACGGGCATCGCAGCGCGCGAGGCAATACGGCGGCGCCATCGTATTCATGCAAATCAATGACGGCCGACCGGCAAATGAGCCGGTTAGCGTGTCGTCGATCAACTCAATGGGAAGGCTTCTCGTGTTCGACACGACAGAAGTCCAGGTTATTTCGTTTGGAGAAACAATCGGAAGCGATTACTTTGGCGAACCAGAGTTCTATCGCATCACGGTGCAGTCTGGCGGGTCGTTTGACGCCCACGCGTCGCGATGTCTGCACTTCGATGGCGTGCCAGTTGGTCGATCGCAAAAATTTCGCACGACGACAAATCGAGGGTTTTCGCCATCGTTCGTCGATCGAATGTGGTCGTCGTTTGAGGCGTACGGCTCGACGAACCAGTATTTCAACAAAACGATCGAGAATCTCACGCAAGGAGTTCTCAAGCTCACCGACCTCAATACAGCGATGAAGGGCGGTAACGCCAAGGATATCGGAAACCGCTTGCGGATGATCATCGACTCGATGTCGACGATTGGCGATGTCGTGATCGACAAGGATGAATCGTACGAAATCACCTCGCGCAACGTGACGGGGTTCCTCGATGCGGCCACGGTATTCGTCGATTGGCTTGTTGCGGACTCCGGCATCCCTCGATCGATCCTCATGGGCCAGACGTCGGGCGGGCTGTCCGACGGCAACAATGGCGGTGACTGGGATTCGTTCGCCACGTCGTGCGGAACGATGCAAATGGACGTGTTCGAGCCGCTCGTGAAAAAACTTCTGCGCTACGTGCTGGCGTCGAAAAACTCGCCAATCAAGGATGCGCCGCAAGCATTCACGATTTCGTGGCCGTCGATCTTGCAGATGAGCGAGAAGGAGAAGGCTGAGATCTATTCGCTGCGGGCTCCTGGCCGTGCATCCGATATCATGGCGGGGGTCATCTCGCCCATCGAGGCCCGCAAGTCTGACGATGTGATTGATGCTTACCACTTGGATTCGCAACCGGAAATCGAGCCGGAGGATGAAGACGAAGAGGAGACCATAGCCGTTGTCGCGTAGCGTTCCCATAACCTCACCACCACGTGCGGAGCTGTCGTTGACACGGCTGAACATGACGGTCGTGCGCGAGCTAGCGTCCTACAAGCGCGACGTTCTGCGGGCCTACAACGACCTGATTCGCAAAACTCGAATGGACGACGCGACAACGCGGACGCTCATCACCGAGCTCAAACGAAAATATACGAAGTGGTTCGCCGGCCATGAGGACACCGCCAAGCGAGCGATCGAGGCGATTAACGTCGCGGCGCAGTTCGGTAATATGGTGCGCTTCAACGCAAACATCGAGAAAAAATTAAACTCGATGGGCAAGCCGGAGCTCGTAAAATCGTTTGCGATTGATCGCGAAGAGGGCATTCCGAAGCTGATATCGCGACAGTGGCAGGACATGCAGCTCGCACTGATCAAGAAGGACGGTTCGCCAGGCGCATTCGATACGCCTTCAATCCCCAAGCTCCACTTTGAGAGATTGGAGAGGCTCGTGCAGGAAGCCGTGCATAGCGGACTTCGACGCGAAGAGCTGCAAGAACAACTGGCTCGCCTTGACGGGGTATCAGCGCGACGTGCCGAGGTCATCGCCCGCGACCAGGTCAATAAATACAACGGCAAGATGACTCAGGCGCGAACGAAACACCTCGGCATCACGCACTATTTTTGGCGGACGGTCGGCGATGAATCGGTGAGACCGGAGCACGTCGCACGCAACGGCAAGCGCTTCGCGTACGACGACCCGCCAAGCGATGGCCCACCGGGGCAGCCAGTGCAGTGCAGGTGCTACGCAGATCCCGATCTCGACGCTGCGATTGAAGCGAGGTCACGATGAAACAAAAAGCAAAAATAATCGAAGGGCGCGACGCCGTGATGGATATCCCAGACCCACTACTCCGTAAAATACTCGGCGAAGCTTCGCGTTCTGGAAAAAATCAGACACGGGCAATCATCGCGTTCATGATTGTACTGGCGGGAGGCGGTGGGTCTTGGATGGTATCGACCGAAACGCAAATCGAGAAAGCTAAGAAAATAGCGGCAGATCGTGCAGCCATTGAGGCCCGGCGCGAGGAGAGAGTCCTAGCGCAGGAAATCAAAACCGAGCGCACCGCGGAACGACTCGAAGATATTGCGGTATATTTAGTGCAGCAGGGTCGTTACGTGGAGGATATGGTGCGGGCCGTATCGCCGAAAAATGCCAAACTCCCCCCGCGCCCGCCGGGTCTCGACGCGATCGAGCGCGACATCCAGACGGGTTCGCGGCGCGGACAGCGCTGAAATAATCGTGGTAGATTTCACGCATGCGCCTCGCCCTCATCCTGTCCGCCATGCTCCTGTCATCGTCGTGCTCATGCGCCAGTCGGCCGCCACTCGGCTCCTGCGAGGGCCTGCAGACGATCGATCGCTACCGAGACCCCTGCGGATACGCGGACGAAATCGGACGCTGCTACGGACTGCCGGAGGCCGAGCGCGCGCGTGTGCTGGCACGATGCCGCGCGGAAATAGAGCGAACTCGCCCACGGTTGGACAGTGAGCCCCAAACTGGGCCGTGCACCGAGGCGCAACCTGGGCCGGCCCGGTGATGGGGCGCTGTCGAGCGTGGATCGTGGCGACTCACGGGCGCACACCTAGACCATGCAGGATCTAGATCTACGCTCCCTCGCAACCATTCTAGCCGACGCCACCCTCGATGCGTTCTGCCGCCGCGGCATCACTGTCGAGATACAGTCGACGCTGCGCGGCACTCGACTTGAGCTCGTCATGATCGGGCAAGGTGAATGCCACGAAACAGCAGTGTCCATCATCTCGGACAATATACCGACCGGGCGCGTTGCCGCGTACCTACGCGCACGGCTAGATTTGCTGGCCGTGCGCTTCGCCGATGCTCGCAGCTGCGCAGTCAACTGACCTTGAGTCGCGGCTTGTAGCGACATGCGACGTCGCGAAAAACATTCGGGTCGAACGTCGCGGAAAATCCGGCTGACGCCGTGGCCCGATCGGCGATTCGTTTTGGAACGCTTCGCCCGGACTGATCGCCGGTCGACTCGATCGCAATGACGATCGCCAAGTGGTACCCATCGCAGTACCACCTTGCGACCATCGTCTCGCGAAAGTTCGGCGCCGCAAATGCGATGTGCCCACACGGGTGATTGACGGCAGCAAGGAAGCGCCGAACATCTAACGCGCGCTTGAAAAACGCATATTCGCCCGCGGTGATGAATGCCTTGGAGTCCAGGCGCTCAAGGTAGAAGATCGCCTGCGGCCATTTCTTGCGCATCGCGTCGATGTGCAACAACCCCTCGCATCGCGTCGACAACTCGATCTCGTCGGTCGCGGCAATGTGGCAAACGTGCCCCGGAGAATGTGCGAGGCTCAACCGTGATGGGTCAATCATACTCCCTCCAGAAACTCGATGGTCGAATCAATGATCTCTCCCTTTGAAAACAGCATCCACGGCTTGTAATTTTTCCACATCGTTTCGGCGATGTTTTTCGGCATCGCCGATGTATCGCTCCCGATCGATCGCGCAGCAAGGATGCTCACCGCATATGCTTGCATCTCGATGATCCACCGTCCGCGACATGACGCGTATTTGCGGGCATAGGCTGCGAGGCCCGTCCTCTCGTCGCGCTTCGCATCGACGTAGGCCCGATGCTGCAGGATGTGCACATATTCGTGGGCCAGGGTTGTCGCCTTGCGGGCGTCTGGCCGATCTGCCCATCCGTGCGTGAGCCATACGGTGCGCGTCACGGGGTCGGTCGTCGTCATGCTGGCCTTGAACGCACGCGGGCCCTTGATGCGAAGCGTGTAGCCAGATGCTCTAATGAGCGTCTCCATGCGCTGAATCATCGCTTGCGGCGTCTCGCGTGGCAAAATGTGGCCACGGTATGCGGTTGATCCGGCCTCGATTTTGTTTTGTTTCGTGATTTTCATGTCGATTTTCCTGGATTCAGATCGTGCAATCGTCTCTCAAAATGAACCGGCACGCATCGCGGTTCGTTTCGTCTCGTTCTCGCTTGCACCGCGATCGCTTGTGCTTGCGCACGCAATGATCGAACGCAATCGCGGGGTGGTCGTGCATCATGCCCCACACTATCGCGCGGGCGATGATTGCGGAGCGTGTTTGCAGGATGGTGGCGAGGATTAGAGTGGTGATCATTTTTTTAAACCCTCTCGCTTAGCAATCGAAATGCTTCAGCTGCGCACTGCGGAACCTAGCCGTCGCCGAGCGCTTCAACTCGGTCCAGCCCATTGGCCACCCCATGAACCATTCGCACCACGTCGGGTTCAGTGGGCCAGGATGACCGCCGATGCTCTCCGACAGATTTGGCCCCTGCGACCGCGCTCGCGCCCTTCGTCCGCCTCCCCGCTTCGCATCCGAGCGCGTCAATGTTGGCATCATGCAGAGCGCAGTGTGCAGTCCGTCGCCGCTTTGCTTCGTCAGCCCCTTGCGGTTGTAGTTCCCGCATTTTGTGAGAGTCGGCAGCAAGAATCCACACCCGCTCTCGTCGATGCCATGCGCCAACTGAGAACGCTCCGAGCACACCCCACGTCGCATCATACCCGAGCGAGGCAAAATCACCGAGCACTCGGGCAAGTCCTCGGGAAACAAGGTTTGGTGAGTTCTCCACGAACGCGATTCGAGGTCGAACCTCACCGATAATTCGGGCCATCTCCGACCAGAGTCCGGAGCGGGCGCCATCAATGCCTTTGCCGCTGCCAGCCGCGGAGATGTCCTGACACGGAAACCCGCCCGAAACGACATCAACAATGCCTCGCCATGGCTTTCCGTCGAAAGCCCGAACGTCATCCCAGATGGGGAATGGCTCAAGACTCCCGTCGTTTTGTCGCGCGACCAAGACCGCTTGGCGGTACCGATCGAACTCCACTGCGCAGACAGTTCGCCAACCAAGATGGCGTCCGGTGAGGATGCTTCCGCCTGCGCCGGCGAATAGCGCGAGCTCTCGCAAAGTCGTTTGCTCATGATCCACATTTCATCGCCTCCCGCAACCGCGTCAGTGCCCTGCGCGCATCATCCATCCGTGCGAGCTGATCTTCGTATCCGGCATAGAGCTCGTCGTGCTCAGCAATCTTGGCGGAGAGCTCCTCGATGACTATTTGCAGATTGTCCTTGCGGACCGTGGCCCACTTCGCGTCGTAGGCCGCGAGGGCTTCGCGGCCGGCTGGCGTAAGCCCCTGAACTTCGACGTCGTCGATCGCCCACGAGAAATCATCACTACCGATGCACGGGTGGCCGATATAGTGACCGGTCCAGACGTCGAGATCGATCGCGCGGAGGATCGTTGCTTGCTCGTGTGTTAGTTCGATGGTCATTTCAACTCCTCCGAAACATCAATCGCAAAAACCTCGCCAAGCCTCCTCGCCACGCTCCGCCAGAGCTGCTTTTTCGTCGGCGGACTGGGCATCCGATCTTCGACAACGGCGCGCTCTGGTTCGGTGAGCTTAGCGCCCCATCCGCTGAAGACAAATTTAGGCTCGTCGCCTGTAATGGCGTAGTAGGCCGTCTCCACTGCCTGCCGCATCGGCCAATCTGCGCCTGGTGGGATGCTTTTGGCTTCTCCAATTTTGCACCACCAGATTTTGGTTTGAACTGCGGTTTTAGTTGAATCGGTCATTTGTTAATTATCCCTCCAAAACTCCAGTTGCGCGCGAAGAAAAACAATCGTGCACTCATCGACCTTGTGATTCATTGCGAGATCCTGACCAATGCTACCAAGCCACTCAGCGATGGTGAGAGTCGTGCATCCGATCCTAACGCAATTGCCCTTGCGCTGCGGTATCCATTCGCCGGAGCCGTCGCCGGAGCCGTAGCCTGAGCCGTAGCCGTAGCCTGAGCCTGATCCGTCGCCTGAGCCGTCGCCGGAGCCGTAGCCTGAGCCTGATCCGTCGCCTGAGCCGTCGCCGGAGCCGTAGCCAAAGCCGGAGCCGGAGCCGGAGCCGGAGCTCTCGCCGGAGCCGGAGCCGTAGCCTGAGCCGTAGCCGTAGCCTGAGCCTGATCCGTCGCCTGAGCCGTCGCCGGAGCCGTCGCCGGAGCCGGAGCCGGAGCCGGAGCTCTCGCCGGAGCCGGAGCCGTAGCCTGAGCCGTAGCCGTAGCCGGAGCCTGATCCGTAGTCGTCGCCGTAGCCGTAGCCGGAGCCCCTGAGATCAGCCACGCCAGGCTCCTACGTCGGCGAGGGCCCTGTCCGCCGCGGGAGACAGCTCAATAATCTCACGTGCATCGCTTATGACGACAAGCGAGACTACTGGTGACAGCCGTCCGGCAGTGATCCCGCTGGCAGCGATGGACAGCGTATCGAGGGCGCCGCTGTCCCACCTCCATATTCGCTGAGCGTCGCTCAGCGTGACCGATCGGAGCCCCGCCACGTTTCGCTTGCCCATCTTGGCAAGAGTGCCAAAAAATACGCCAGATCCTGGCGCGCGAACTACTACTCGTTTTCCTTTTAATGACATCATAAATCTCCTAAGGTGCGACGCTATTCTGCCGGGTACTGGCGGGCGATTGCTGCGTTGGCCCACATCACCGCAGTTTCGATGTGGGTGTGAGCGATGGATCGCTCTCGCGTGTCAGGACACGACGCGTCGATGAGCAGCGCGAGCTCCTTCGCCTTCTCGCGGATCGCCTGAAATACAGGCACGATCTCGGCGGGCGGTCGATGGTAGGTGTAGTTGTTGTCGTGATTGAGTGCCATTTTCGTCTCCAAAGTGCCCCGTAACGTGGGGCATACGGAATGGCATAGTCGCGCGCCAGTCTACGCGAGGCAAGGACTCGTTGCCCCTCAAGCCGAGTCTCTCACCTCGGTTGCGCCGTTATCGATGGGCGCTCTCTATCCCCGTCGCCGGGGCCACGCGACTATTCGATAACCTCGCCTTCAGCCTCGGACGGCACGACGGTCTGCGGGATATCAACGTCGTCATCGACGACGCGCGATCGTGGGCGAGTCAAGTCGGTGTCTTGGTCCATATGCTCGACCAGTCGGTCGATATCGGAGTTCGAGGGCAGCACTGACAGGAGCTGCCGCGAAACGGTCTTGAGCGCCATTTCGGGGTACCAGTCCCTCCAAGGCCCTCCGTACTGCGCCGATTTACTGACAGCCTTGCGACGGTCAACGTCGTCCAGGTGCATGACCTGGAATGCCTCGGTGCCGTCCTTGAGCCGTGCGTGGGCATAGACGCAGAGCAGTCCTCCGCGCTTGCCAGCGTAAATAGGTTTATGGACTAGCTTCTGATTCGATCCGTGCTCAAATTCAAACTCCTCGCCCTCATAGACGCACTGGGCGGTGAACGAGGAAACCTCACCAGACTGCCGCATTTTTTTACGGATGCCCGCAATCATGGGCATGTATTGCACGACCTCGATCCACTTGTCTTTGCCGCTCTCGTCCTTGACCTTCGTCTTGTAGACAACGAGGGCAGCCTCCTTCTTATTCGGCAAGAGTCCGTCGCTGGCGGCCTGCAGGCACGCGGTGAACAGCGTCCCCTGGTCTGCATTGAGGAGCTTCGGATCAAGAGCTAGCGCCGAGATTACGACGCTGCGAAATCGCTCGAACGGAATCTGAGCGGGCAATGCCGCAGCAAATGTGCCTTGCTTCGCATCGATGAGCGAGCAAAACTTATCGATCGGTTTCTCGCGCTTGGCGGGCGCATGTGTTGGTTGGGTGGCAATATCGGTGGTCATATTTCGTAAACCTCTCTGAGCCAAATCGGCTCGCTGTCGCCATGTGCTAGGGCATTGAGTGCGGCCTCGTTCTCGGACCGGCCGTCAGCAACTCGTTGTTCGCTTGCCTGGTACACCGCAACGAGGTGCGGTGCGGATGATTGCACGACGACGAAGCGATAGGCGATCTCGTACTCGTCGCCAATGATAGCACGCAAGGCGTCGATGTAGAACGCGGCGCGTCGAAAATATCCGAGCTTTTGCGCGTGCCAACGCCACTCGTGAGGATAGATTTCTGCCGATGTTTTGAGATCCTCGATGATCACGAGTCCATCGCCGTTTCGGACGCGAATACGATCTGGCTTGAATCGCACAAAGTGTCCGCAGAGATACGAGACGTAGCCCTGCTCGGTCGACACAATGCTCGTCGTGCGCAAGTACTTGGCCATCGCTCCAGCCTCGTGCGAGCGCTGAACCGACGCTACCATCGATTTGGCTTTGTCTATCTTGTCTGGATGAAGCACTATGCATCCCGGGTTGTCGAGCACGAACGCCGCACACTCGGCAGTGTTGCTTGCAACGGCTCGGCCGTTCTTCATTGGTCGCGCAACGTACTTTGGTGCGCTATCCGGTTCATAATACATCGCGTGCGTGATGGTCCCCAGATCCATAGCTTCCGTCACCTCCGTTGGCGTTAGCATCTCGTGCGGGTGCCAGCGAGACTCGTCCTCGGTATAGATGCCAGCCTTCAGGAGTGTGCTACACGCGAGCTCGTCGCGTGAGTGGTACGATGCGCTGTCGACCTCGGCCGGCGCGAGTAGTGATTGGAGTTGGGTGATCATTGCGCCACTCTCCCGTCGTGCATGATGATCGAGCATTCGGGCCCGGTGCCTACCCGCTCCATGAGCACCTGCATGTCGCGGTCAATAGCCCACTGCGCGACGACGGCGAGCATGTCGTCGTCCAGAAACGCACCCTCGCGCATGAGCACGCAGCGAAGCCGTGGAAACATAGCCTCGACGATAGTCAGTGACACTCGCACCCTGACGGCCTGAGACGCCTGCTCGAATGGCAGGCCCTGGTACGTGATACCGGACTCGCTGAGTCCAAGCCCCTCGACGGGCCATGCTGCATCGCGTATGGCGGCCTCGCGGGCAGTGCGAGTCGCTGCGATGCGCTCGTTGAGCGCCGCCGCTTCGTCGCGCAGGGCATCGCGCTTGCGCACGAGCTCGGCACGTGCGGCTGCTCGATCGACGCGTGCATTATGCTCGCTGACGCCGGCGATCTTGGCCGTGATGGGGGCGGGCTGGCCGACGGGCATCGACTCCGCCGACTGTTCCGCGGCGAGTGCCGACTTGTCGGCCTCGTCCGCTTTGGCGGACGCCATCATCTCAGATTGCTTGGCGCGCTCAAGCTCGCGCTCCAGCTCCATTCGGCGGTCGGTGGCCTCGGTGGCCGCTGCCATGACGCGATCGGCATGTCGGCGCAACTCGCCAGCACGGCGCAATGCAGCCTCTCGATCGCGCGTAATCTCGTGCTCACGGGCGAGATCGGCTATCAGGGCAGCGGTGTCGAGCCGCTCGGTCGGCGCGTCGGGGTCCGGTGCGAGGCCGTCGATACGCGCCGAGAGATCCTTGCCGGCAGCGACGACGTTTTTGCGCCGATCCATAGCCTCGCGCTCATCCGCGTCGAGGGCCGATGTGTCGAGTTTAGTGATCTCCTGCAGGATGGCCCGCTGCTTCGCCGGGGTATCGCGCACAAACGCGAGCGGGTCGAGTGCCAGCGTGCCAGCCATGGCCGAGAGCATCGCTTGCGGCGACTTGATCTCCGATCGCACGCCGTCTGCTCCGGTGTGCGTGAGCGTCGTGACGACGCCGCTGGCCGTGTGCCGCTGACGGACGCGGTAGCCGTCGTCGAGCTGCACGACGATCTCCGCGGACTCCGAGCCCTCGCGGATCGGCTGCGCGGGCATGACTCGCTTGCCGCCGAATGCCATCTCGACGGCGTCCAACAAAGTGGACTTGCCCTGTTCGTTTTTCCCACCGACAATAAATAGGTGGGTGCCTGTGGTGACCTCCGCGTGGGAGATGCGTTTGATGTTGTCTATGGTGATGGACTGTATTTTTGACATTTTTTTACCTCTCGAAACTAGGCCCGTAGAGCCGCGATGATATCCTCGCGAGTCGCATCGGGCGAAAAACTGGGCATCGGGTGCCCGTCTAGCCACAACAGACGAGTGGCGGCCGATGCCACACTCTGCCCACGAGTACCCCCACCTAGACGGCACGCCCATCCAGCTACACAGCACGGGGTCCCGCAGGATGCATCATCCGTGACGGAGCCCCACTTACTCTGATCATGCAGATCAGGGTGAGACTCGATATGATCTGCGACGAGTTTGCGCAGCACTAATGGATCTGGAGCGTCACTAAATCGGAATCCGAACGCGCCACTGAGGTCGGCGCCACTGAGGTCGGCGCTGCGCAGGTCGGCGCCGATCATGGACGCGCCGCGCAGGTCGGCGCCGATCATGGACGCGCCACTGAGGTCGGCGCCGATCAGGTCGGCGCCGCTGAGGTCGGCGCCGCTGAGGTAGGCGCTGCGCAGGTCGGCGCCGATCATGGACGCGCCACTGAGGTCGGCGCCGCGCAGGTCGGCGCCGATCATGGACGCGCCACTGAGGTCGG